CAATCTAATGGTAATGCATGATATCCAAACGGATGTTGCTGCATTCGATGAAAAGATTGAAGAGATTCAAAGTGATATTGATTCAATCGCAATTGCCAACGATGAGTTGGATATGAAAATAGAATCGTTACATTCAGAGATAGAACTAATCGATAGTGATATTGATAAAGTACAAAATAATATTACTACGATAAAAAACAAAACGAATGAAAAAGTTAATAATGTTGATGTTCTTACTTTCAACGAGCTTGTCAAGTTTTTCACAGACCGTTACGGAGAGGGACTCGGTGGTGAAACTAAAAGTTCCGATAGTAAGACTGGTAATTAAGGATTTAGTAACTTTTGATGGTCTTAAACTTCAATTAGTTGAAACCAAAGAGTTATTAAGATTATCTAATGATAAACTTGTATTAAAGGATAGTGTAATTACTAATCTGAACGGTAAGGTACTAAACTTAGAGGGTATCATTCAGAAAAAAGATGAACAATTTGGTTTAGAAAGTCAAAAGTCTAAAGAATTAGAAAAAGAATTAAAAAGACAAAAGAGAAATACCTTCCTATGGAAGTTAGGAACTTTAGCAGGTGGAGCACTTGCACTATTCTTTGCAGCAGGTGGATAATTGATTTATGGCACAGAAAAAAACATTAAAAGAAATTATAAAGGAAGAGTACCAGAAGTGTGCATCAGACCCTATATACTTTATGAAAAAGTATTGTATGATACAACACCCTGTTCGTGGTAAAATTCCTTTTCACCTATACCCATTCCAAGAAGAAACTTTAGACCAATTCGCAGAACACAGATATAATATCATTCTTAAATCAAGACAAACCGGTATATCTACTTTAACTGCAGGGTTCTCTTTGTGGAAAATGTTATTCAATCAAGATTTTAATGTTCTTGTAATCGCAACTAAACAAGAGGTTGCTAAAAACTTGGTAACAAAGGTTCGAGTAATGAATCAATATTTACCAAGTTGGTTAAAATTAACAACCATAGAAGATAACAAATTATCACTTCGTTATTCCAATGGTTCTCAAATTAAAGCAACATCAGCAGCAGGAGATGCTGGTCGTTCTGAAGCACTATCCCTATTGGTATTTGATGAGGCAGCATTTATCGATAAGATTGAAGAGATTTGGGTATCTGCACAATCTACACTTTCAACGGGTGGTAATGCAATTATCTTATCAACTCCAAATGGTGTAGGTAACTTCTTTCACAAAACTTGGGTAGGTTCTGAAGAGGGAACAAATGGATTTAATCATATTAGACTACATTGGTCAGTTCATCCTGAAAGAGACCAAAGTTGGAGAGATGAGCAAGAAACATTATTAGGACCTAAAGGAGCAGCACAAGAATGTGATTGTGATTTTGTATCTTCTGGAGATTCCGTAATCGAACCACAAATACTTCAGTTCTATAAAGAAACTTATGTACAAGAACCGTTAGAGAAAACTGGATTTGATGGTAACTTATGGAAATGGCAGTTTCCGGATTATACAAAATCTTATATGGTAGTTGCCGATGTCGCGAGAGGTGATTCATCGGATTACTCTGCTGCTCATGTAATTGATGTAGAAGATTCGGAACAAGTTGCAGAATACAGAGGTAAGTTAGATACCAAAGATTTTGGAAACTTCTTAGTAGCATTAGCAACTGAATATAATAACGCACTATTAGTAATTGAAAATGCAAATATTGGTTGGGCATGTATTCAACAAGTTATTGATAGAAACTATCCTAACTTATACTACATGAGTAAAGATTTGAAATATGTAGATGTTGAAAATCAACTTTCAAATAAATATAGAGCACAAGATAGGGGTATGGTTGCTGGATTCTCAACAACGGCAAGAACTCGACCTCTAATCATTTCTAAGTTAGAAGAGTATGTAAGGGAAAAATCAATCATCATTCGTTCAATCAGAACAATTGAAGAACTATTTACATTTATATGGTTAAATGGTAGAGCAGAGGCAATGAGGGGATATAACGATGACCTTACAATGTCTCTTGCGATTTCATTGTGGGTAAGAGATACCGCACTTCGTTTAAGACAAGAGGGTATTGACTTGACTAAACAAGCAATTAACAGTATTTCATCTTATACTTATAGTGGGGTATATGGTGGAAATGATAACGATGAAAACCCTTGGCAAATGCAAATCGGAGATGACTCTGAAGATTTAACTAAATGGTTATAAAATAAAAATTTTATATTTATACAGTATAGGTTAATTATAAGAACTAAGCATGGAAAATTATTCTGAAGAACTTTACAAAGAATTCAAGTCATTTTTAGATGAAGGTATCGAAGAGTATGATGTAGAAAACTACCACGATTTGAAAGAGTTTATCCAATTTCTAAAAAACATGAAAGAGGATGTTAATGAAGCAGAATATCAAGGTAGGGAAGTAAAACTTAATAAACCTATGCAGGGTGACGTTAAGAAGTTCAAAGTATATGTTAAAAATCCAAAGGGAAATGTTGTAAAGGTTAACTTCGGACATGGTGGTTCATCTGCAAAAAAAGCAGGTGAAGAAACCATGAAGATAAAGAAGGACAATCCTGAAAGAAAAAAAGCATTTAGAGCAAGACACAACTGTGATAGTCCTGGTCCAAGACATAAGGCAAGGTATTGGAGTTGTAAAGCATGGTAAATAAATAAAGGTTATAAAATAAGGAAACAAAATGGCAGAACAAAACAATAGTTCATTTTTTAATCGATTAACGAAACTCTTTTCTACCCAAGCAATCGTAAAGGTTGACAAGGATGGAAAGAGAAAAGTTGTTGATATAGATGATAGGCAACAAGGTGGTACTAACCTTATGAACATAAGAGATAGGTACACTAAACTACAAAGGTCTTTTTATGGAGACCAGATGGCAGCTCAATCGATGGCATACCATCAAGTTCGTAGAGAATTGTTCAGAGATTATGATGCGATGGATAATGACCCAATTATCTCATCAGCATTAGATATCTACGCAGATGAATGTACACTTAAAAACGAATTCGGTGAAGTTGTACAAATCAAATCAAAAAACGAAAAAATAAAAGAAATCTTAGAAAACCTTTTCTATGATATTCTTAATATTGAGTTCAACCTTTGGTCTTGGACAAGAAATATGGTTAAGTATGGTGATTTCTTTTTACTACAAGAAATACAACCAGGTGTTGGTATTATAAATGTAAGACCACTTCCAGTTTATGAATTAGAAAGAATAGAAAATACTGACCCAAACAATTCAAATTATGTAAAGTTCAAATTAAACCATGACCCCGCAGGAAAAGGTGAGTATGAGAATTATGAAGTAGTACACTTTAGATTATTATCAGATACAAACTTTCTTCCTTATGGAAAGGCCATGATTGAAAATGGTAGAAGAATTTGGAAACAAGTTTCTCTTATGGAAGATGCTATGTTAATTCATAGAATTATGAGAGCACCCGATAAGAGAGTTTTCAAAATCGATATTGGTAATATTCCACCACAAGAAGTTGATAACTATATGCAGAAGATTATCACCAAAATGAAGAAAACTCCATTTGTGGATAAAAAAACTGGTGATTATAACTTAAAGTACAATATCCAAAACCTAACCGAAGATTTCTTCTTACCTGTTCGTGGTGGTGATAGTGGAACTGAGATTGATTCATTGGGTGGTTTAGAATATACTGCTATTGATGATATCGATTACTTAAAGAATAAACTATTCGCAGCATTAAAAATTCCAAAAGCATATTTGGGATATGATGAGAATGTAAATGGTAAAGCAACTCTTGCTGCAGAAGATGTGAGATTCGCAAGAACAATCGAAAGAATCCAAAGAACTCTTATTTCAGAATTAACTAAGATTGCGGTAACTCACTTAGCTGCTCAAGGTATTGACGGACCTGAAATGGTAGACTTTGAATTAGACTTAGTAAACCCATCTACGATTTATGAACAAGAAAAAGTAAATCTTTGGAGTGAGAAAGTTAGATTAGTTTCTGATATTCAACAATTAAATATGGTATCTAAAGATTGGGCATACAAAAATATCTTTAACTTTAGTGAAGATGAGGTTGATTTCCAAAAAGAACAACTTATCAATGACCTTAAAGATAGATTTAGATATCGTTCAATCGAAGATGAGGGTAATGACCCAGCAATGGAACAAGACCCAACCGATGTTGAGGATGAATTAGAAGAATTAAAAACTGAATTAAAAAACAAAGGTGGTAGACCAAGAGAGGGAAACACCTATGGTAAAGATAAGCATCCTTATGGTAGAGACCCATTGGGTAAAAAAGAAAATCAAAAAGCATTATCAAAGACCGAATCAAAAATTAGTAAAAGAACACAAAAAGTTGCACGGGAATATGTTAATGGGGTTTCTTCAAAAAGAAAGTTGATGAGTGAAAACGGAGACTTTTTAGATGACACAAATTTGATTGATGAATAAAAAATCAGGAAATAAAAATTAACTTATATTTATATACGATGTAAAGTATCGTATATTGATATATTATTATAGGATAAAAACACAATGAAGAGGGTAAAACATTCAAAATTTAAGAATACAGGTATTCTATTTGAACTTCTCGTAAGACAAATTACGTTAGAAGTTCTTAATGGTGATACTACCGAAAAAGCTAAAAAAATCGTAAGTGAATTTTTTAGTCCAAAAACAGAGTTAAACAAGGAGTTAAGATTGTACGAGCTTCTTATGAAAGAAAAGTACAATTCTGAGTCAAGAGCAGAAAAGTTCATTGATACTGTCAATGAGGCACACAATCGTATTGACCAGAAACAACTACAAAGAGAGAAGTATAATCTTATCAAAAAAGTTAACGAGTCATTTGACATGGATGAGTTCTTATCTTCTCCTATTTCTAATTATAGAGTTTTAGCATCCATCTATAAGATTTTTGAATCTAAAAAGATGAATAACTATGATATTAAAGATGTATTCAATTCAAAAATTACCCTCATTGAATCAATCACATCAAATACAGCAGTTAAAACTCAATCTAAAAAAGATAAATTAGTTGAATCCTATAAAAAACAAGATAAAGATTTAAGATTACTTACTTATAAAATTTTAGTAGAACAATTTAATAAAAAGTATTCTAACTTAAATGAATCTCAAAAATCTTTATTAAAAGAGTATATCAACAACTTAACAAACACAACTGGATTCAAATCTTATGTAGAGAATGAAATTCCAAATATTGTAAAAGAATTAAAATCAATCCAATCTAAAGTTAAAGATAAGGTAACTAAAATTAAGTTAGCAGAAACGGCATCGGTTTTATCTAAAACAAAAATTGGTAAATCGGTTTCTGATAATCATGTATCATCACTAATGATGTCTTATGAACTAATTAAAGAGTTGAAAAGTAAATTATGAACTTAAAGGAGTTAATCGAAGATTTAATTGCAGAGATAGAGCAAGAAGAATTAGAAGTTGATGAAGCAACCACTACTGGTAATGTAGCAGGTTATAACACTCCTAATGCTTTCGCAGACACCGATGGAACTGATGATGAGGCAGAAGCAGATGTAGACCATATTATTAAGGTGAGTGGTTATAGTAAAGTTAATGAAAATCGTTGGCATGAGTTGAGAAAATCTGAAGGAACTCCAAAACAAAAAATAGGAGTAGGAATCAGAAACATAAACAAACAACTTAGTGAAATGGAAACTTTCTTAAAATGGTATGGAAAAATTAAGAAAGAAAGTGGAATGAGTTCAGACCAACAATGGAAACGAACTAAAAGTCATTTGTTCAAAATAAGAGAAAGACTAAGAAGGATGGCAACATCTATATCCGAACTATAATTAGGAAGTAAAATTATGAGTATTACCAGAGAGCAATTAAAAAACATAGTTAAAGAGACTTTGAAAGAAGAATCTGAATATCAAGTATTTTTTAGAAAAGCTTTAGAAAAAGCAGGAAAGTCTATTCCATCAATGTCTGATGAAGAAAAGAAAGAGTTCTTCAATAAGATTGATAAAGCATGGAATGGAAAAGGTGAAAAGAATGAAGGTAATGCTTTCGGAGCAGCAGTAGTTGCTGCAAAAGAAAAGGGTGAAGATGAATTCGAAGTTGATGGTAAAACTTATAAAGTTGAATCAGTAAACGAAGCACCTGCAAACCCATCTACTAAAAAATTCTTAAAGGGTATGCAGTCTATTAAAGTAAATGGACTTGGTGGATATATGCCTGGTGTGAAAAATGTCTATTGGGATAAAAAAAGTGAGAAGTTTTACTTTATAGATTTTGAGGGAGATTATATGGAACTTAGAAACACTTCCACATTAAAACAATTAGACTCTCTTATTAAAAAATCAAACATTAAATTGGAATCCGTAAACGAATCAGCTAGTTGTAGTTGTGGATGTGGAACTTGTTCTGAATCAATCAACGAAGCTAAAATATATAAAGTAATTTTTACTGGGGTTCAAGAAAAAGATGCAAAAGACTTTTTTACGATGATTGATAAGAGTCCTAA